AAAGCTGTGCACGGTCCAGGCAGACCCCAGCGCCGCACCAAAACTGGTGGCGCTGAAACTGCGTCTGAAAGTCAGGGGCTTGCTAGTCACCGACAGCCACGTGCCGGTGCTGTCTGACTATGCGCAGGCCATCGAGAGAGTTTACGGTCTGGCTGCGCTGGACGGGTCTCCAGAGTGGGACGCCGCATGCGCAGCCGATAGGAGCCTACAGCACAAGATCAAGGCTGGGCCCTACCCCTTCGTCAAGGGTGACCTCGAGCTCCTCACCCCCTCGGTGGCGGGGGGGCTCGGCATCTCCGTGGAGGAGACTTCCCTGCTGATCAACAAGTTGCGTTCCGCCATGTCTGAACAAGATCTGGCCGACGCTTCTTTTGGCGGGTGTGAAGACCTGATGCCTGATTGGGCTGATTGGGTGCCGACGACGGCAGCGGTTATATAAAATGGTGAAGAACGGGAAGAAGAAGGCAGGGGGCAACCCCAAGCCCAACAAGGCTAGCAGGAGCGTGCCCATGTCCCAGATTACTCGCAGCGTAGGTCCGGCAGGGGGTCTTGACAGGGCCGCCAAAGATTGGGCCAGGCTCATGATGGACCCTTGTACAGCACCTTTGGTGCCACCCTGTTACTCGACGGGGTGCGGTAGTGCCATGCTCATCAGGTCCGAGTACGACTACATTCCCGCCACTGGAGCAGTCACTGCGACGGTGGCCGTGTTCGTGCCCGGCCTAAATGCAGTGGCCGCCGAGACATCCGGATTTGTCACTGACACTTCGGCTGTGACGTTGACTTTGCAGTCGGGAGCAGCTCCTTCGGGAGCTTGGCTCGATGCAAACGCTGGATCTGTCCGATGCGTTGCGGCTCGGGCAGAAGTCTCTTACCCTGGCACCGAGCTTACTCGCTCGGGTGTCATAGGGCTGGGGCTCATGGACGGGGGGGCATTCCATCAAAACTTGCCCATCACCGAGGGTGGGAGCAACATCGGCATCACGCCCGCTCAGGCTCGACGCATGTGCCAACATGTGGAGAGAATGCCCGCTGGCATGGCTGCCGTGAACTGGGCCCCCGGGGCGAATGATGAAAACCCCGACACCACTCTGCTTGACGATACGCGAGCCCAGAAGCTCGAGGGACGCAATGCCCTCGTCGTCACCGCCTCCGGCTTCCCGCAGAACACCGGGG